ATGAAAGCTGAATTGAGGAATGCCGTTGTGACCGTGATCCTTGCCTTTGGGTTCCAACAGATCCTGATCGGGGCGAGCTTGAGTTCAGGTGAGACACTTGTGTGTGCCATCACCCTGATTGCAGCGGCCGTAATCTGCTATGCCCTGGGCAATGGTGAAGGGTATGGGGACGGGTGGGATGATGCCGTGGAGCTGCACCTGGGCAAGAGTGATGACCCAGTGCCGTATGTGATCGCCAATGAAACGGAGGAGATGGCAGACCCCACGGGAGGCGGGACGTTTCCCCAGTTCCTGGCGTCCTTGAGCAAGGATCAGAAGGACAAGATGAGCGCGTTTGACGAGTTCGGGGACTCCAAACAAGGGGTGCGTTCAAGGAAGTAACTGGGATGGGGACCACTGATTGACGCTAACGAAACGCTAATTTTTTGCAGATATGAAAGCCACTTCTATACGCCGCCCCCGTGTGCCTTTGGAAGCTCAAGCGCTGATGCGGGCGAGGCACCGGGTCAAGGTGGAGATCAAGCGCCTGGAGCTGATCTCTGCAAGCTATCGGAAAGACGGTGATCCCATTGCCGTGCATCGTATGGGGCAACTGCACTGCGAGATCACAGGGCTCAAGTACGCTGAAGCGGTCATGCGCGGGGAGCTGCGGGCCATCCTTGGAAAGGAGGGGGTGTAGCCATGCCAGGGATCGGATTGAAACGCATTCCCAAGACTGGGGAGCTGGTGCAGGTGACGGCCTGGGACATCGGCGGGCTCATGAACCAGATGGTGCTTGGCCGGGTGCTGGGCATGCAGCAAGGCAAAATCAGGGTGTGGCGTGTGGGTGTGGAGAAGCGGGAGGATGCGGACCTGTACGACACATGGCAGCTGGCGGAGCTGAGGTCGCAGCCGACTGACACGGATCTGAAGGCTTACTTTGGAAGCAACTAGGAATTAACAACGAAGAGAGGCAACCGGAGCGGTCGCCCTACAAGACTGAATTATGAGCAAGACAGGAACATTGACGGTGCTGCCACCGGAATCAAAGGCGGGGAAACTGGGTGTGCCACGCGAAGTCTCGGAGGACTTTGCCCAGGCGAGGGAGTACATGGAGGCGGCGAGCCGGGCGGCGATGGCCATGGCGGGATGCCTGATCTTGTGCGGGGTGGAGCTGCTCCGCCTGCACAAGGTGTACGGGGTGAAAGCAGGTCGTCCGGGAAATTCCCGAAACGATTCGGGAATTTCCATCTCCTGGGGAGAACTGGTCCAGAAGGAAATGGGATTCGGGGACGACAAGGCCCGCTATTGCATGGCCATGGCGGAGGAAGCGAAGCGGAGGATTCCGGTGCTGCAAGGCAAGGATCTCCTGAACACTCCTCTCATGAAGCTCTCCAGCGAAGACCGCGATGAGATCATGAAGGCGGTGGCCAAGGTGACGGACGGGAACACGGTCAAGGGTCTGATGGCCCATTGGGGAATCAGCAAAAAGGCGAACGGAGCCCAGGGCGGTGGGAATGGTCGGACGCCCGGGAGCGGCGGAAAGCTGTCGCTGGACGAGCTGGCGCAAAAGGAGGTGTGGCCGGTGCTGGAGGCGATTGGAGAGCTGAACATGCAGCCCAATGTGGAGGCGATGATCTACGCGCTGCCGATGGTGGCGGATGCCAACGAGGGGCAGCAAGCCGGGTTGCAGTTCCTCAAGCAGGAGCTGCAAAAGACGCTGGGGATGGTGGAGGAAGCCATCAAGCACCAGAGGGGCAAGGGTGGCAGAGGCAGGCCGGACCCGTTGGATGAGTAGAGGGCGATATCACAGAAACTGAAGGTGAGGAAACTACTATGGAAGACGTTGAACTGAAGCAGGCGCTGAGGCGCTTTAGACGGGTGCTGAAGCCTCTGGTGGAAACCAACACCAAGATGACCATCGCGGGACTGTCCATCCTGTGTTGTCTGCCAGCCAAGGGCTCCTATCAGATAGCCAAGGAGCTGGGGCTGGATGAGCGGGGTGTGCAGGCTACGATCTACCGCTTTGCCAAGTTTGGATGGGTGAACGTGACCCGAGGTGCAAACCATCACCAGACCAGCGTGACGCTCACGGAAACGGGCAAAGGGCTCTTTGCCCACCTGCTGCCAAAACCGCAGGACCTGACCGCCTAAAGGCGGAACTCCAACACTGACCCCGATAGACACGACCAAGAGACCCTATGAACCTGACCGTTGCGCTTAAGCCTGAGGAACATCTGGAGATGTCCCAGCTGGAATATGATTGCCGGAAGGATGTGGAGCGCTGGCTGTCCATGTTCTGCAAGGTGCAGCAGGCGGTGGCCACGGGCATGGGCATTGTGGCGGCGCGGGAGAGCGTGGCCAAAGCGAATGGCATTCCTGTTAGCACCTTTAACCGAAAGTGGTTTGACTGGCAGGATCACGGCTGGGAAAAGCTGATCAACCGGGCGAAGTGGCCGGTGCATCGTGAGGCGGGGTTGCCGCCTGCTTTCCGGGACTTTGTGCAGTCCATGTACTTTGCCCATCAGCGCGGCCAGACTGGACGGGAGGTGCACCGCAAGGTGGTGGCCCAGTGGCGCAAGTGGCGGGCGGGAGATGTGACGATGCAGATCCCTGGATACGACAGCCCACCGGAGCCGCAGGTGCACACGGGACTGCCAGAGGGATGGAGCAAGGAGAATCTCTCCCGGCTCAAGCCGAGCAAGTTCAGCCTGATCACCCGTCGCCGCGGGACGATGGCGGCAAAGGAGATGCTCCCCAACATCATCCGCACGCGGGTGGGGCTGGAGTTTGGTGCCTTGTACCAGATCGATGACCAGGACTACGACGTGTACACGAACCTTGTGGGGATCAATCGCCGGGCGATGCGGCCTAGTGGGTTCAATGCGCTGGAGGTGCTGAGTGCCTGTCACTTTGCCCATTGCGCCAAGCCGATGATCTACAATCCTGAGGATGGATCACGTTCCCGTCTGACAGAGGAGGATTGCGCGTGGTTCGTGCTTTTTGTGCTGACTGAGCACGGGTATCGGGCGGACGTCGGCACGACCTTCATGGCGGAGAAAGGCACGGCGGCGATTCGTGCGGCCCTGGCTGAGGGATTGGCCCGGGTGACGGATGGCAAGGTGCAGGTGGCCACGAGCGGCATTCTGGGCGGGCCCATGTTGGAGGGGCTCGCGTTCAAGGGAGCGCCACGGGGCAACTTCCGTTTCAAGAGTCACATTGAAAGTTCCTTCGCACTGGTCCGCACGATCATGAGTCATCTCAAAGGCGCGACAGGCACACGGCTCACGGCTCCGGAGGAAAATTACGCGTTGCTCAAGTACAATGACAAGCTCTTGAAATGGGCAGAGAAGCTGCCCCCGCAACGGGCTGCTCTGCTGGTCAAGGAAGTGATGACCTGGCAGGAGTTTGGACAGGTGAATCACACGCTGATGGAGATGATGAACCAGCGTGACTGGCACGATTTGGAGGGCTGGGAGGAGTGCGGGTTTGTGGCCAATGAGGTGCGCGTGGATCTCCGGGGAGATGAGTGGATGAGCTACGAGGATGTCTTGCGGCTGCCTGATGAGCGGGCCAAGGAATTTGCCCTGCGCCTGATGGCGATGCCGGGACATGGACGGCTGCGGAAACTGTCCCCTCGTGAGGTGTTCAATGGTGGGAAACATCAGCTCACCAAACTCAATCGGCATTTGTGGAACCTGTGCCTCCCCAACGAATACGCGACAGCAACCAAGGTTCAGGACAATCACACGATCAAGATCAAGGACCGCGCCCCAGGTGGCGGCAGTCTGGTCTATATGGCGCGGGCAACGAACAAGCATGGACGCATTGAGGTGCTGAGCCCTGGGGACAAGCTGAGGGTGTACGCCAACCCTTTCAGCCCTGACACTGCCTTGGTCTGCGATGAGTCAGACGCCGCCATTGGGCTGGTCAATCTGATGCCCAAGTCTGGGGTACTGGATGCGGATGGAGCCATGAGGGTGCACGGCAGCATTGAGCAGTTGCGCGTGGAGCTGGAGGGCGAGGCCCGGGCGCATGCACAGTCTCTGGTGGTGCAGCGTCAGCACATGATCGAGCACAATCAGGCGGTGATGGATGGGGAGCCGGTGACGGAGCGGGAGGTGACGGCAGCGGGCAAGAATGCGCGGGCCGGGCGGGCGGCTGAGGGGGTGATGGATGAGGCGGAAAGAGGGGCAAGTGATAAGGGCCGAGGGCTGCGCGCGAAGCCGCTGGGAGTGGCGGCGGGGCAAATGGACGGCATGGACCCGATGGACGAGTGAGAGAGAGGGTCAAAGGGGCAAGGGAAAAGGGATAAGGTAATAACACAACCGAACACGATAAGAGTATGAGCAATCACGCACTGATGGCACTGGAACAGAGGCTGGTTTCTTCCCGCTCCCGGTTGCGGGAGGTGGAGGAGAAGAGCGGCAAGCTGGCGATTGTGGAGCTTGAGCTGGAGGCGCTGCTTTCCCGTCATGATGAGGTGATGCGGACGGCGGAGGCGGGAAAGCATGTGCGCACCGGGGTGCTCTGGATCGGGCACGAGAGGGCCAAGCTGGGGAAGCACCTTCAGGAAGAGAGCCAGCGCATCAGCGGGCTTGAAAGGAACATCGCCGAGGCAACGAGGGCGATGCAGAGCGGCGAAGCGTGAGGACGGGCAAAGACAATTTCCAACAACCAAACACGATGGACACGACAACAACAACCAACACCCAGGCGGCAAAGGTGAAGCCCTTCAACGAGCAGCTGCATGCACGGCTGCTGGCGGTGAAGGTGCAGCATGGATGGACCCTGACGGATCTGCAAAAGATGCTGGGCAACTCCCCCGCTGCCATAAGCAAGTATCTCAACGGGAAACCGGAGGGGGACGTGAAGGCGCTGGAGGCCAAGCTGGAGGATTTGGTGATCAATGCGGAGTTGCGGGCCCAGATGCCGGAAGAGGACAAGCGCCTGTTCCACACGCTGGTGGTGAAGCAGATCAGCAACACTTGTGACATTGCCAAGCGCAACGCCATGATGGGCATGGTGATCGGTGAGCCCGGGCTGGGCAAGAGCTGCGCTCTGAAGATGTACGCGGATGCGGACCCGTGGGCCATCAGACTGGAGTTGAACACGGTGACGGGTGGCGGCACCCCTACGGCGATGGTCCGGGCGTTCTGGAGGCGGATCAACACGGCCAGCTTTGCCCCCAAGGAGCAGAGCAAGGGTGAGTGGTTGCTGGACCGCTTCACGGGCACGGGGCGGCTGCTGATCATCGACAACGCCCACCTGCTCTCTGAGAAGGGGCTGGAGTGGGTTCTAGGATTTCACGATGGCACGGGGTGCCCCGTGGTGCTGGTGGGAAACAGCGAGCTGGCCACGACCATGCGAAAGGTGCAGCGCGGGCCCAGCCGGATCGGTGTGACCACGAAGTGCGACCTTAAGCGGACCACGGCGGAGGTGGCCAAGGCGTATCTGGAAAAGACCTGGCCGGAAGCGGTGGCGGACCTGGCCGGGCTGGCGGCGGAGGTGGTGGAGCGCCCGGGTGCGCTGCGGGCGCTGCGTCAGGTGGTGAGCGTGGCCAAGGGCTGGTATGCCGACGGCAAGCGCGGGGCCGGGACGTTTGAGGATGCCTTCCGCATGGCTTTGGCCAAGCAGGTGGTGGATTACAAGCTGGCCGCCTGACCGCTGCGCGGAGACAGAAGACTGGAAGACGAAAGACTGAAGACCTGAAGCCATGAGCGTAAAGCGTGAAATCAAGATGGTGGGTGACGACTTGAACAACGTCACGATCACGAAGGACATCACCAAGCTGGGACGAGGTAAGACGGTGATCACGATCAAGCTGGGGGATGGTCGGGACTATGCCTTTGATCGCAACTGGGCGGTCAAGATGGCGGGCGTGCTGGAGACACAGCGCTGGGCGGAGCGTGAGCCCCGGAGGAAAGAGATCATCGCCCGGCTGAAGCACGCTGCGGGAGAGTGAGATTTTCAGTGAAGCAACACACAAGACGAAAGGAAACTACCTATGAGCAAGAGAACAACCAAAGTGGCGGTGACTCCGGATGAAGTGACCGAGGCGCAGATGCGCAAGGCTCTCACCAAGTATGTGGAGGCGCATTGTGAGATCGCCCGGATTGAGGCGGAGTTTGCCCAGGCGGTGGAGAAGCTGAAGGCCCAGGCGGAAAAGGACTCCAAGAGCTTTCGGGCGACCCTTGAGGTGAACGCGCTTACCGTGCAGAACTGGGCGTTGCAGAACAAGTCCAGCTTTGAAGGCGACAACGCCCGCAAGATGGAGGTCTATGGCGGGCACAAGATTGGCTTCCAGACGAGCCCTCCAGCGGTCAAGTGGTGCAAGCCCACGGGCGGCAGCGGCACGCAGAAGGAGGAAGGTTTTATCATTGCTTGTAAGGCATCTGGTGGCTGGGCTGAGGGCTTTGTGCGCACCGTTGAGGAGGCGGACAAAGAGGCGGTTCTCAAGTGGTTCCGCGAGGCCAAGGAGGTGAAGGAAGTGGACGGCCTGGAGGAGGATGAAGATCCGAAAGCACTGGCCGCTGAGCGGGCACAGATTGCCACCATCCAGCTGGCGACACTGGGCGCGAGGGTGGTAAGCGCGGAGAGCTTCGTGATCGACTTGAACCTTCAGCCGGAGAGCAAGTAAGCGATGAACTCCACGGAAGCCTATCAATTGGTGTTGGCGTTGGCGGAGGCTGAGCTTGCCCAGGCGAGGGCTTCCAAGGATCGCCAGCGGTATCCAGCCCGTGAGATCCGCAGAGGTGAGGCGGCGGTGAAACGATTCCGCCGCTATGTGGACCGCCTCACCGCCCGCACGCTGCGCGAGAGCCGCAAGATGAAAGGTCAAACCCTCCACCGTCCCAAGTGCCTGATGCCATGAACGACAACCAAACAACCAACCTCGAAACGATCCGCGAAAAGCTGGCCAAACTGAAGACGCTGATTGATTGCCCTGGGGCAACCGAGGGTGAGCGTGAGAGCGCCCGGCTGAGGTATGATGAGATCCTCAAGAAGCATGGGCTGACTGAGGAGAGTGTGAGCAGTGATGTTGCTGGGCCCAGTGTGCTGGTGTGGGGCAAGCGCCGGTGGGGGCGCAAGTTGATGTTGCAGTGTGCGAGCTGGATCATGAACAAGGTGAAGGTGCCCGTCATGAGCGTGACCAAGGAGCATGCGGTGTTTCTGCTGACTCCACTGGATGCGGCGGATCTGCGGGCTTGCTTTGCGTACTATGCCCAGATGATGGAGGAGCAGATTGACGCCATCACTGACCGAGAGAAGCGAGCCAAGGCCATGGCCAAGGAGCAGATTAAGCAAATTGAGAAGGAGCTGGAAGCGAAGCTCAAGGAGAATGCCGCCACCAAGGCGGAGCTGCTGGAGGTGCTTTGGATGAAGTACAAGATTTATGCTGACGTTGAGCCGAGCGATCGGCCCGCCAAAGCCCCGACGTCACGCAAGGTGACAGAGCGCGAAGTTCAAGAGTACGTCCGCCGCGAGAGGATCAGGAAATCACTCACGGGTGATGCCTGGGAGCGGGCGAAGAAGGTGGGCGAGGGACAAGAACAACTGCGACTTGTGCTGAGCTGATGAACTGAGGACTGATTCCGCCTAAAGGCGGTACTCCAACCCTGATAGCGAACCAACCAAACGACCATGAAAGCCATTCTGAAAATTGGATATGATGCCTTCCTGCTGCCCAACATCGATGATGCCACCAAGGTGGTGAAGTTGATGAGCAAAGCCGTGAAGGCGGAAGACAGACTGTATAAGGAGACGATCACCCTCAGAGATGATGAGATAAAGTTTGAGGTGCTCTCTGTGCCCAGTAAAACGAAGTTTGTTCAACTCTCTCCGGGCGGGCAGGAAGAGCCTGTGACGATTCCAGTCGCAGGCACGACCAAGCGGCTTTCTCGTGGATCGTCCGCACTTCGCCCTGGGAATGGCAACAGGTTCAAGCTCTAGTTGCCATGAACGCTAAACAACAAAAACTGTATCTCAGCCGGTGGCTGGCGGTGAAGGATGTGCTGGTGAAGCTGGGCGGATACTCTGCCAAGGAGGCGGAGGCCATGAGGCATGAGATCCACACTGAGGCGTTGGGCAAGGACAAGAGCAGCAAGGACTTTACCAACTCCGACCTGGACCGGGTGCTTGATGCGTTCGATAAATACCTGGCTATCTCCAATCCCCAGGTGGGACAGCGGGCGGTTGAAGGGCCGTTGAAACGGGCCGTGAAGGGTGTGGAGCTGGTGGGCTGGCCTGAGCCTTATGTGCAAGCAGTGGCCATGGACAAGTTCGGCACCGCTGAGTGGCGGGGGCTGGATGAGGAGCAGCTCCAGCAGCTGAAGATCACGCTGGTGATGCGGAGGCGTGCGCAACAGAAGCGGAGTAATGCGAACCACTGACTGACACTAACCAGACACTAACAAAGCCATGCCCATCTTCCCTGAGAACAAAGCCCGATATCCGAAGGATTGGAAACTGCGGTCTAAGTTCGTGCGCTTCTACCGGGCGAGGAATCGCTGTGAGTGGTGCGGGTGCAGGAACCATGAGCCGCATCCCATCACCAAGAGCAAGGTGGTGCTGACGGTGGCACAACAGGCATGACGCAAAGGACAGGCTGGCCCGCAGAAGGGCGCGACTGGAAGCGGCGAGCGGCCAGCTGAGTTTGCCGCTCTAGGGCTTCGTCCCGGGGTTGCTTGCGAAAAGTGGAGACTCGTGGTAGATGTGATGTGTCAAAGAGAAACCAAACACAACCTATGGATATTAACAGTTACATCAAGGGCATCAGATCAGATCGCGACCTTGCACAGTCGGAGAAGCAAGCAAAAGCGACAGCTGAGATGAACAATCGCGCCTCTCAGATCAAAGTCCTGAACAGCCTCATTCAAACTAGGGTGCTCCCCATCTTGGGGGAGACAGCTAAATTACTAAATGACAACGGATTCTTTGCGGTCGTGGAGACTCCTGCAACAGCTGATTCGACCTCCGAGAATGTCGTTTCATTGTTTGATGATCCAACTCCTCACAAGGAAGCGGATGTGGCTCTCTCAATTGCGTCTCAAGAGGATGGGCATCTGGATTGTCATCTGGCATTCCACGCAAAAGCCCCCAATAGCATCGGGATTCAGATCTCCACGCCTGAGAACGTCTTCAAGGGGCCATCCGAAACCATCGATGCCGACGATCTAACAGAGGAAAAAGTCCGCGCATGGAGAGATCGATTTGTTACCACTGTGTTCCCTAAGTAGTGATGGGTTACGAATCCCCAGCGAAGTTGAAGAAGGCCCAGGAGGAGAGCAAGCAGCTCCTCCTGGGCTTCACTTCGTCTATCACCGTGAAGGTGACGCCGCACCCGGGCGGCGGGGTGCTGGTGACGCCGGGCAAGGTGCTGGTGGAAGGATCAGTGAGCGATGCCGCAAAGGCACTGGGCCTGCCCAACAAGCAGCTGGTGTACCTCCTGATTGAAGAGAAAGAGATTCACGCATGGAAGCCAAACGCGAGAGCCAAGAACGGCAAGTATCGCGTGAACATGGCGAGCGTGTATGCCCTAAAAGCCAAGTGGCTGGCCCAGCAGGACCAGCGCGTCTAAGGCGGATCGTTGCAAAAGCGCGATCGCGTGCGTCATTACCCCACGACGGGCACGCCCCCGGAGAGGGAAAGTGGATGAAATAACCGAAGTGTATCGGGTATTGTTTGGGATCGGGAAAGCTGGGGCATGATCGCTGTGCCTGCTACTCCGCAGTCTCCGACTGCAAGGGCTGGCCCGGTACATCATGGTGGGCCGGGCCAGTCTGGTGGAGTGGGTTGAATGCAACTCAACCAACCAAACTGATGCCCTCTGATCCACATACCCGGCCCGCGTCCATCAATGGACATGACCGCCTGAAAGCGGAACTCCAACAAGCGCCGGTGGCCCGCCCGGTCTATGACAAGCCGCAGATTCTTCAGGGGAAGATGACCAAGCTGGGCTTGATCATCACGGTGGTGGGCATGATCGCCGGGGTGGTGGGTGTGGAGGTGCCCACTGATGAGGCAAAGGATTTGGCGCAACTGGCGTCTGACAACTGGGAGCTGGTGATTGCTCCCGCGATTGGCCTGCTGGTGGCAGCATATGGGAAGCTCCGCCGAAACTGGCGTCCTCAGGGCGTGGCGGTGATCGCGGGTCTGATTTTGGCGGCAGGTAGTTTGGTTGCTGTCGCCAAATGGGCGGTGCGTCCGGGCTCGGAGGTGGCCGGGCGCATCGCTCTCCTTATGCTGGCTCTGATGATGCTGAGCAGCTGCAACACCTTCAGCGATATGATGCCTTCCAAAAAGGCGGCTGCGGCTGAAGCGCGCCCTACCACTGAGCTGGACATCATCAAGGCTCAGATCTTTGAGCGGATGAGCGCCCGCCTCAACAATCGTGTGGGAGGTGATGCGGAATGAAAGCGCTCCCTTCCCTCTTGTCCGTGGTGATCACGCTCCTGATGGTATCATGCGCCGAGATCCCGATTCACCCGAGCCTGCCACCCATCAAGCAGTTTGGCGGAGACATTGCCGCTGACTACGAGATCAAGCCTGATGGCACGCAACGGGTGACGGTGGTTTCCGAGATGCACAAGTCCTTTGAGAAAGGGGCGGATGTTGCGGGGAAGTTCCTGGACACGTTGACGACAGCCTACTTCGCGGGGGCGGCCATCAAGGTGCAGGAGACAACCAAACAGATGGAAGCGGCGGGACTGTCCAAGGCTGAGATTGCAAGGATCGACGCTGAGGCAAGGACGAAGGCTGCGGAGCTGGCAGCGAAGACGAGCGTCACCAACAAGGCAATGGAAAGCGGCGCTGTGCCTGCCGTGAATGCCATCACACCCCCTTAAGGATTTCTCAAGTGCCAGCGGTAGCGCGGGTCGAAACTCAGTCGGGGCATAAGCTGCCTGGGGTCGCGTGAAGAGAGTGTCGCAGTGCTGGCCATACTACATACAACGAAGGAGCCGTGAACGCGGGCGGTCCCGGGAACGGGCTCTATGCGTGACAGCCGGAGAGACGGCAGGTTTTCAAACGCCAACCATCACGATCATGAGCGCCATCGCACTGCCACACAACCAGAGGATCTATGAATGGGCCAGTAAGTGGCTGGGGGTGGCGGAGTATCCTGGCCCCAAGACGAATCCAGAGATTGCCCGGTTCTTTGACCTGGCTCCGGACTGGCTGGATCAGGATGATTCCACCACGGCATGGTGTGGGCTCTTCCGTGGCTATGTGGGGCATGTGACGATGACGGGCCTGCCCCGTGAGCACTACCGCGCCCGCCGCTGGATGGAATGGGGTGAGGCGGTGACGCTGGCCCAGGCGGTGCAGGGTGACACGGTGATTACGCAGCGGAGCGGCGGGCATCATGTGGCACTCTTTGACCGGCTGGAAGGCCATGTGGTGTATCTGCTGGGCGGCAACCAGGGCAACAAGGTGAGTATCGCGGCCTTTTCCTCCGGGGTGATCATTGGCGTACGCCGGTATGTGCCGGGCAAGGCCTGAGTGTGTGTGTGTGTGTTTGAGGATCGAACCTTTTGACGACCATGGCTTATCTCCTTCTCATTCTGATGCTGGCCCTCAAGGGCTTTGGGCTCTCCCCTCTGCATGCTCTCATGTTCTGGCTTGCGGGCGTGGTGATCATTCACGCGATTGAGGAAACGGGCGGAGCGCTGTGGGTGCACTTCGGCGAGATCAGCGGCAATTCCTTCGTGGCCGGGCTGAGGCCGTTGCATGGCTTCCTCTTCCTCGTGGCCCCTGCACTGGGGCTGCAACTGGGTGCGATCTGGTTGGGGTTTGGGCACGGGATTGAGGAGGTGAAGCCCTATTTCATTGGGCTCCTGATCGGTGCGCAACTGGGTGACGCCACGTTCTCCCACCTGATCCCCACGGCCCAGGGCTACAAGCGCAACCCCGGCCTACCTTCAGCGGTGATGTATCTGCTGAACGGGCTGCTGGTGCTGGTGTTCTTCCATGTGCCTCTGATGGCATCGCCTGGGCTGGCGATCTATGGCGCTCTCACGGGTGCCTGTTTCTTCGCCGCCGTGCTGCCCTCCCTGTTCTGGCTGAGCAAGGATCGATGAGACAACGCTGACAGAGCATCTGACTGATTCCGCCTAAAGGCGGCACTCCAACACTGAGGCAACCGGAGCGGTCGCCCTACAATACTCCCAAGACGACGACTCATGACCTTGATTGCGATCCTTGCCCAGACTGTCCCGCCCGTGCCCACTGATGTGGAGCCCGCGCTTTTCAAGAGCATCATCACGGTGCTGGGCTGGGTGGCAGCGGTGGGGATGGGGATCATCGCGTTTCTTCGCAAGCCGAAGACGGAGATTGCGGATCAGCCACTGAAGGTGAAGGGCGAGGTGGAATATGTGACGCGCCGTGACTTCGATGATCTGAAGGCGGACCTGAACCGGCGCTTCGATGAGTTGCAGGAAGAGAGGGGCCGCTCCATTGAGCAGCTTCACAAGCACATCAGCTCTGTGGGGGACCGCATGGGAAAGCAGATCGAGAATCTGGATGCGACATATGAAAAGCGTCTGGCGGCTGGGAATGACCGCATGAACCAACACGGCGAAGACATCGCCGCACTCAAGGCCCTCAACAGAGGAGGCAGGAAGTAGGTATGAGCAAACGCAAGACATCCATCAAGGTGGCCGCCCCGGTGGCACGGCCGCAATTGCGCAAGAAGGTGCGGGAAGCGCTGATGGCACTGCCCCAGGGCAGACGCATCACGCTCAAGATCCTGACGGATCTGGTGAATGAGCTGCTGGCCGTGGCGGCAAGTGCCGATGAGGTGCGTGATGCCGTGAACTGGAACCATGACCAGGGCCATGTGGGACGGCTACACAATGATGAGCTGGAGCAGGATGAGTGGTACCTGACCAAGGCGGGCCGGGAGCATGAGGCAGCGAGCTAACGACACGAGCAAGGAAACAACGATGTATGCGCAAGCACAGAGGAGACTCCAACCTGAAGACACTGCCGGAAGACCAGCAGGAGGAGATCATTGCCCGGCTGGAGGCCAAGGGGGGGACACAAAAGAAGGTGGCCGAGTGGCTCGCCGCGGAGTGGGACGTGCAAACCTCGCAAGCTGCCTTGTCGGAGTTTTACTCGTGGTTTCAGATGCGCCGGCGCTTCCGCTCCACGGAGAGTGTCACGCAGGATTTCCAGCAGATGTTGCAGGAGTCCGACATGGCCATGAGTGCGGAGCAGATCTCCGCCCTGGGCAACCTGATGTTTCTCGCCCAGGCCACCAAGGACAACGATCCCAAGACCTTCGTGGCCATGGCGAGAGTGCTGGTGCAAAACCGGAAGATCGATGTGGAAGAGCGGCGGGTGAAGCTGCTGGAAGAGAAGGCGAAGGTTTACGATCAGATCAAGGAAGCAACGAAGGGCCGTCCCAGTGCGGAGCTGACTCCGGAAGAGCGGCAGCTGGTGCTGCAAGTCATGGACGAATCCCTAGGCATCACGAACCGCAAATGAGTGTGACCATCCAATCAGGCCCTGACATGGACAAGGTGGGCGAGGCATCGTCCAACCAGCGGGATTATTTCCTGCCTTACCAGCTGGACTGGATTGTGGATCAGGCTCAAATGACTCTCTGGGAAAAGTCGTTCCGCATCGGGGCCACCTGGGCAGATGGCTTCAAGAACGTGCGCAAGCGGCTGCACCACAAGAAGCGGGATTACCTCTTTGGCACCAAGGACTACCCCAGCGCGCTGGAATACATGCAGGGGTGCAAGACTTTCGTGGACATGTACAACCGCACGGCCAGCATCGTGTCCCACGGTGAGGATGTACTCAAGGTGCCAGTGATGAAGGATGGCAAAGCCACGGGGTTCACCGAGGAGCTGAAGATTGGCTACATCAAGTTCGACAACGAAAGCCGGATCATTGCTTTCACCAGCAACCCGTCTGCCATGCTGGTCTATGGTGGTGATGTCGGATTGGATGAGTTCCCCCGCCATGATCGCGGGGAGGAGCTATGGGCGGTCGCTCAAGCCCGTGTGACATGGGGCTATGATATCTCTGTGTGGGGTAGCCACAAGGGGACCAAAAGCCTCTTCTACCAGTTTGCCAAAGAGGCCCGCGCTGGCAAAGGCGGATGGAGCCACCACCGCACCACCATTGTGGATGCTGTGGCTCAAGGGCTGGTGGAGAAGATCAATGAGATTCGGGGAACGAAGTTTACCCGTGAGGGGTTCGTGGAGGACTGCAAACGCCGGGCCAAGCTGCCTGGGGTGTTTGAAGAAGCGTACATGTGCAACCCTCAGGACAATGTGGAAGCCATCGTGCCCTGGGCAACGGTGCAAGCCTGTGTGCAGGCGTACCAGATCGCCCGCCATCACATGAAGCAGAAGATGGTGGTGGAGTTGTTTGGCACCTACAACCGCGAGACGGAGAAGCGCCGGGAGACTGCCATCTATCAATGGATGGAACAGGTGTTTGGTGAGCTGCGGGCCACGCTGCGGATGTATCGCATGGGCTTCGATATCGCTGCCTCTGGCCATGGCGACTTAGGCAGTTTCTACGTGGACGGCAAGGAGGGTGATGTTTTCAAGCTTCGCGGACTGCTGACCACCCAGACAGAGGACTGGCATTTCATGAAGTGTGCATGCCGTTGGTTCCTGACCAACCTGAGCGCCATCATGGGGTGCGGTGATGAAACCGGGCTGGGCCGGAACATCTGCTGGGACATGAAGCAGGAGTTCCCCACGAAGTTCAGAGGGGTCAACTTCAGCACGCTGAAAGTGACCATGGGGATGCGCTTGATGGACCAGCTCAGTGCCCACCAGAAGATCATCCCCGCTGGTGAGAAGGACGAACACCAAGATATTGCAGGCGACTACTACGCGCTTCAGAAGGTGCACCAGGGCGGCAAGGTGGTGTTCACCGAGACGGCCAATGAGTGGAATGATGCCAGTCACTGCGACATCGCCTGGAGCGGTGCCCTTTCCTCTGAGGCGGACAACGGGGTGCTGGCTGATTTTGGGTATGACTCCATCCCCCGTTTGCCGACGGGTTCTGGGGGTGGATCTGGCCGCAGAAAGGGGCGGTGGGGAATATGACCGCCAATTGCACAGAAACGGCCCTCTGGCGCTTTGGGCGTCTCTACACCCGTGAAGGGGGCTTCAAATGGATTCTCAAGGGGTTTTCAACCCCCTAAACCGCCTCAAAATCGACAATGCCAAATAGTGTGCACGCCGTTTGCACCATTTTCAGCAAACCCGCATGAAGACGAAGCCGATTTCAACCCCTGACATGATCCAGCGCGAGAAGCGCATGCGGTTCAATCCGCTGCGCATGCTCACGCCGGAGACGCTGGCCCAGGCGTTGGATTCGTTCATCTACGGGGATCTGCGTCAGGCGGCCCAGCTGTGGGAGTTCATCGCGGAACGTGACGACACCATCCCTGGGGTGAAATTCAAGCGTGAGGCGGACACGGCCCACCGCGACTGGCAAGTACTGACGAAGGACGACAGCCGGGAGGCGAAGCGGCACAAGGAGGTGCTGGATGGGTTCTGGGCCCAGGCGACGGCGACCAATGCCTTTGACCGCAATGAGACGGGTGGGATCAGCCGTCTGATCAAGCAGATGATGAGCGCGGTGAGCTACAAGTATGCGGCGCACCATCTGGTGTGGTCCCCACGGGCCAATGACCTGACGGCGGAGTTTGAGTTTGTGCCTTTGCACTTCTTTGAGAACCGGACGGGCAAGCTGCGGTTCATCCCGGATGGGGTGAGCATGGAAGGGGTGGAGATGCCGCGGGGTGAATGGATGGTGCACACGGGACAAGGGCTGATGATGGCCTGTTCCATTGCCTACACGTTCAAGCGGCTCTCTTATCATGACTGGCTTGCCTTCAGTGACAAGTTTGCCATGCCGGGCACCCTGGGACGGACGGCGGCGGCTCAAGGCAGTGAGGCGGGCAATGCCCTCAAGGAGGCGGTGGAGTCCTTCGGCAATGACTGGAGCGCGGTGATCTATGGTGATGACGGCAGCGGCAAGATCGAGCTGGTGGAGGCCAAGGCTAACAACAGCACCCTGCCCTTTCCCTCTCTCATTGAAAGGGCCGACCGGAAGATTGCGGCCCTGTATCGTGGGGCAGATCTGAGCACGATGAGCGCGGGCAGTGGTGAGGGCTCCGGAGCCAGCCTGCAAGGCGGAGAGGCGGACATCCTCGCCCTGGATGACGCTGTGACCGTGAGCGAGACTCTGAACGGGATCGAGCGCCACGTTCTGGAGTGGTACTTCGGCAAGGGGGTGAAGCCGAAAGCGTATTTCAAAATCCTTGTGCCGGTGAAGGAGGACATGAAGCTGCTGCTGGATGCCATCAAAGCGTTTGTCGAGCTGGGGGCTCCGATTGAAATCGCGGATGTGCTGGAGCGGTTCGGGTTTGCCAAACCCAAGGAGGGGGCGGAGCTGCTCAAGTCAGCGGCAGATCGCAAGGCCCTGGCGGATGCGGCGGCGGCGGGTCTGGGGTCTGGCACTGGCACCTCTGTGAATGCCAAGGGTGAAGCAGCTCCTGACATGGACTTCATCACGCAAGCCACACGTCTCCTTCATGAGGCGGGCAAAGAAGACAGGGAGATGCTGGTGAAGGATCTGAAACGCATCATGGCCATCACGGATGATGGTGTGATGAAGAATGAGCTGAAAGGGTTCCTCAAGACCTTGCCCACGGCGATCAGCCAGGATGCCGCGCAACAGAGCGCCTGGGAGAAGATCATGCTGGGGGCTTTCTTCGATGGGGCGGCAAGCCTGGAGGAAGCGGCCTGAGGGGGTGGGAGTGATTTTGAACCACTGATTGACACTAACGGAACACTAATTTTTTATGAGACTGATTTCCAAGAAGAAGGCCCTCAGAGGCTTGGTTATGACTGTGAACCATGCAGGCAAGGCAAGCCGCGAGATGAGTCTGGCCTACAACGGGGCGGCGGTGGCAGAGGGTGATGACTGGATGCAGATCTCACCTTACGGCCAGTACCCCACCAACAACGGTGAGATGGTGCAGGTCTTCGGCAAGGATGAAGCCGGGAAGATGGTGGCGGAGTTCAACTCCACGGTGGACCAACTGGGCCGCATGTTCCGCGGTGTGCCGGTGTACATGGGACATCCCGCCCAGATGCCGGAGCGCTTCTCAGATCCACGCCGGATCGGCAAGGTGATGAAACTGGAGGCCAGAGATGACGGTCTCTATGGCAAGGTGGAGTGGAACAGCCTGGGCAAAGAGAACCTCAGGGAAGGGTATATGGTCTTCCCCTCCCCTGGCTGGATGCACCCCAAGCCCGCGCCCGGTTCCTGCAAGATTTTCCCCGTGCATCTGGATCATGTGGGCATGGTGAATGACCCCAACATTGAAACTGTGAGGCCCTGGACCAACTCCCAGGACTCTGACACACAACCCAAACAACCCGACGAAAAAGCGATGAAAGAGAAACTGTGCGCACTGCTGGGCCTGGACCCGGCCACGGCAACGGACGATGAGATCTTTGCGAAGATCACGGCCATGAAAGAAGGGGCCGACAAAGCCACCAAACTGAATACGGACCTGACGGCAGAAGCGGCCAAGACTGCTGAGCTGGAGGCCAAGAAGAAAGAGATGGAGGGTGCCCTGGCAACCGCCAACTCCAAAGCCATGGAGACGCTCAAGACCAACGCCGGTGTGGTGCTGGATATGGCGGTGAACGGCGGCAAGATCACGGAGGCACAACGCGCCGAGTGGGAAGGCAAGCTGATCGCCAACGGTGGTGCCGCCTTCAAGGCTGAGGCTGAGAAGCTGGACAAACTGGAAACCGCCTTCAACAACAAGGCGCTGGAGATTGGTGGCGCGAAGGTGGATGTCTCGGATGCGCAATCCCGCCGGATCGCGCTCAACACGGCGGTGGCTGATGCCCAGGCCAAGAACCCGAAGCTCACCTACACTGAAGCCTTCAACCAGGTGAAGCGTGATCCGAAGTATAAAGGGCTGATCGCCGCCATGAACTCCAAGCCGAAAGGCTGAGGCCAAGAGTCCCCTGACGAGATACGCAAGCAAAGTTTCAACGAACCCGATCAAGAACCCAACCCCTCAAGAGGAACCGGAACATGCCCAAGATCACCCCGCCCGATGAAACCGCGATCAACGCGAAGATCAAAGAGAGCGGCGGAGGGCTCTCCCGTGAGCAGGCGGTTGCCGTGCTCAATGCCCAGGCGGAACATGACGCCGCCCTGGCCGAGGAAGAAGGCGCGAAAGCACCGAAAGCCAAAGAGCCGAAAACCGATGAGGCTGGCGGCGAGGCCAAAGGCGGCAAGAAAACCAAAACGGCGGAACCTTCCGCCTAAAGGCGGTACTCCAACACTGATTCAGGCGGGGCGGCGGGGTGGCAGGCACCAACTACGACAAACCCACTGAATCTTATGACGACATTCATTCTTCTCTTTGCGCTGGCCCTCGTGCTGGCGCTGGCGTTTTCCCTGATCCGCCGCAAGGCCCACCTGGCGGGCCTGATGATGGCGGTGAACATCGCGGAGGGCACCCATGACAAGGCACTAAGCCGGTACTCTGACGCGGCGATTGCGCGTTATCTCCTCGTCAAGAGGGGCAGTGATAACGATCACTTTGCCGTCAACGGTGCCAATGACATGCCCTATGCCACGACGCTGGATGAGACCACGGCGGCGGAGGAGCTGATTGCCGTGGGCCTGCTGGGCACTGGGCCCACCAAGCTCATGACGGCCAGTGAAGCACTGGCCACGGTGGGCGTGCCCGTGTACACGGCGGCGGGTGGCAAGATCCAAGACACGCCAGCGGGCGCAGGCACTTACTGGCAGGTCGGCATCCTGCAATCTACCTCTGGCGCTGATGGCGATCTGGTGGAGGTGCAAAGCTGCGTGCCCATCAAGCTGGTGGTGACCTAAGCCCAGGGCATCGGACTCACCCAATCATAGTAACGCGGGACAGGTCGGCGGGGTGGCAGGCAATCCACAAACCCAAGATCGAGACAACGACTATGAAGAAGATCACTATCAACAGCGCGGAGATCACCCGCCTGCAAAAGCAGTACAACGGCCGCCTGCAACTGCTGGGCGGACTGGAGAACAAGTCCTTTGACCCGGCGGATGACGGCAGCGACCGCCCGGAGCTGATCACCTCCGTGAATGCCTCCAGGTTCAATGAGGCGTTCCTCTCTGAACCGTTGACCGCGTTCGCGGTAGGGTTCAAGGACAATACGAACATTGAAGAGACGTTGGAGTTCTTCGCCCCGGCTTGTGAGGTGCCGCGCCGGTTCAGCTACCGCACCTTCAGCAACCCTGAAGAGTGGCTCTCCGAACTGGATGACCTCCGCGCCATGCGTGGCGACTTCAAGACGGTGGAGTACACCGCCAGCGAAGTGGAAGGCAAGACCCAGAACCGGGGGCTCCGCGTGGTGGTGGATCTGGATGAGGTGGCGGACAAGCAGAACTGGGAAACCAAGTACACAGAGAAGCTGATCCGCCGCATCCGCCGCAACGCCCTGCGTCGCTCCCTGGCTCTGCTGGTGGCTGCTGCCACCAACGCCAACAAGACCTGGGGCAACACAAGCCAGCCTGATGCTGATGTGCGGGCTGCCTTGATCGCCGCGACGAACGTCAGCGGCATCCGGCCCAATCGCGTGGGTTATGGCGACACGAGCTATGATTACCGCGTTGCGGCCTATGAGAGCCAAGAAAACGCGGGCTCAACGATGGCCCTGGGGCGGGATGAAAACCGTCTCGCCTCCTACTTCGGCGTTGAACAGGTGAAGGTGTCGCGTGAGCGGTACCAGAGTGCGGCCGCTGCCAAGAGCGAGATTGTGAGCAACAAGGTGGTGCTCTTCAACGCGCTGGCCGGGCTGGATGCGGAAGACGCCAGCAACATCAAGCGCTTCACCTCTCCGGTGGAGGGTGGTGGCCCGCTCCGCGTGTACTCCCGGCAGATCTCCACCAAGCTGTGGGAGATCGTGGTGGAGCACTATGAGCTGCTCAAGATCACCTCCACCCTGGGCATCCGGACTCTCACGGCTTCGCAAAGCTAAGCCCTGAACCGGCTGAGTGAAGTGGGTGGGTTCCTGAAAAATCGTGGTGTGGAGGGGCAACCCTCCACACCCGGTTCAGGCGACACCGGCCCGCTACGCGGGAGACGCCAGACTAGAAGACACAAGACTCAAGACCTGAGGCCATGAATGAAGAGGAACGTGAAACACTGGCAGCGGAGCTGATGGGGCAAGTGCGCGCACGGCTGGCAGGTGTGCCAGCGGATGAAGAGCGTGACGTGCTGGATGCCCTGGCTGCCCTGGTTGAAGAGCGCTTGAAACAACTTGAACCCGTGATTGCTCATGTGGATTGAACTGACAGAGATCCATCTGAAAGAGGCCCTCTCCGGTCCGGAGGTGGAGGCATTCCGCACGGCGGCGCTTGCTGATGGGCAGGCTGACCCGGTGCCGGGATTGATTGAGGCGGTGGTGCGCCAGATCCGGAGCCGGGTGGCGGCCTGCAAGAGCAACACGATGGGCGCGGGGATGACCATCCCTGATGAGACCTTGAGTGCGGCCAAGGCTATGCTGGCCTGGGAGATGTTGACCCGGTTGCCGGGCAATGATCCGTCTCTCTATGAGACCCGGGAGAAGCGCAAGAATGATGCGCTGAAGTACCTGGACAGCATCGCGAAGTGTGACGCGGTGATTGAGCAACCGGCCACGCCCAGTGAGGAAGTGATTGCCACGCCCGTGTTTGAGCAGGTGTCAGGGAACAAGAGGCAGGCCACGCGGAGGAAGTTGAGCGGGCTTTGACCCGCTGCGCGGGAGACAGAAGACGTGAAGACACAAGACGCAAGACATGACCTATGAAAAAGATGCAGGCCACAAAACGAAGCCAACGCACGGCTCCCTTTTCGCGGGGATCGGTGGCTTTGAACTCGGGTTTGAACGGGCTGGATTCCAATGCTCTTGGAGCGTCGAAATCAACCCCATCAACCGGGCTGTGCTTGCTGACCGATTTCCCCATTCCCGACAGTTTGAAGACGTCCGTGAGTGCGGCGCGCACAACCTTTCACCGGTTGATGTCCTTACCGCCGGGTTCCCGTGTCAAGACATCAGTGCTGCCGGAACGTCGAGCAAGCAAGGACGCCCAGGGCTCAAGGGTGAGCGAAGCGGTCTATACCGGGAGGCCCTACGAATCATCGATGCGATTCGGCCCAGATGGGTTGTGCTTGAAAACGTCGAGGCGTTGCTCTGGGTCAACGATCATGCGGACCTTGCGACGATCATCCAAGACCTTGCCCACCGCGGGTACTTGGGATGCTTCCGGGTGCTGGATGCTGCAGGCTTCGGCGTTCCCCAGAGACGTCGCCGCCTTTTCATGGTCGGCGGCCTTGGACAGCCCCCCCCCGCTGAGCTGCTATTTGACGCCAGCCCAGTGGAGGGCATTCCTAGCGCGTTCGCTGCGGGCGAAGTCGCACGGGCCGCGCACAGCGCGCCTGGCTATACTCTACTGGCCGCAAACACTGCCTGCCGAATCACCCTTGGTGGTCAGCTACTCGTCGCTGAGCAAGACGGATGGAATAAGATGGTTGAGCGGGCCAGAGAGTCTGAGCGTTGCGGGATTCCCCTCGGACTGGATGACACCGACTTTGCATCGGCTCACGCGGCGGGTAACGCCGTGGTTCCGCAAGTTGCTGAGTGGATCGGTAGAAAGCTCATTCAAAGGATGAGGTAACACCATGAACCCTGCTCGCATCGTCTTCATCTTTGTGAATGGCATCCTCACGATGCCGGGCGCTTCCGATAATTGGAATGGCCGTGCGGTCACATGGACGCACTTGCACACCCCTTTCAGGGCGGAGAAGATTGAATATCTTGTGGGACCGATTGGGCGCATGCTGGGGCAGCGGAAACGTGCGGAGAAGCTGGCCAAGACGCTGACGTTTTACGCGGGCTGGCACATCGTGCTGGTGGGCCACTCCAATGGTTGCGATGTGATCCTTGATGCGCTGGCCTCGCTGGACTGGCCGAGGATTGAGGAGCTGCATCTGGTGAGTGCCGCCTGTGAGGCGGACTTCGACGCCAATGGGCTCAACAAATATCCGGCGGCGATTGGCCGGGTGTGTGTGTATGTGGCGGGCAAGGACTGGGCTCTTGCCCTGGCCAAGACGCAACTGGGCAGACTGCTGGGCTATGGTGCCCTGGGGAAGACGGGGCCGGTGAATGCGCGGCGGGCTCCGGAGGTGATCACTGAGCCGGGGTATGGGCATGGCGACTGGTTCGGAAAGGCGGCGCTTAATGGGAGCATGTGGCGGTTCGTGGACGGCATGCTGGTGAAGAGTTCGTTGCTACAACAAAAGAATGGAGGAATGGAGTGATGGAGTCTTGCTATAAATGCCAATGTGATGTGTCGGTGGAGGACAACTTCTGCCGGGAGTGTGGTGCCCCAGGACCAGGCCAATACGTTGGGTGGGACTGGAAAGCCTCCCCAAGCTTCACGGCCTTGAACCTTTTGCTGCAACCCTACGGCTGCAAGATAGAGGAGCTGGAGACCAACTCCGACCAATGCGCGGCAAGGGTGGTGCCACTGAAAAAGAGGTAGCAACGATGGCCGCACTCTTTCCACCCTCTGACCCGCCCGAGGCTTACCGCCGCTCGCGGAGCCGTGGGCTGCTGCCCAGTGCCCTGGGATCAGCGGCGCAGCGCCGGGAGTTTGCCAAGGCGCTGCGGGATCGGTCGGTGTTCTCCGCCCGGACCGCGAATGCCGTGTATCTCAACGGCATCCGTGAGGCGGCGGAAAGGGAGTTGAAAGGTGGGTATGAGAGTGATCGTGGAGCGCTGAGGATCTTCCTCAAGGGGCTGCTGACGCGGCTGCTGTATGACCCTGAGACGGGATTCGCCGGTGATGAGGCGCTTGGCATTCCCCCAGCGGAGCCGGGGAGCCTGCAGGACCTGAGCAGTGACAAGCGGCTGAACCTGATCCTTGATACGCAAGTGGGGCTGATGCGTGGAGCCGGGCAGAAGGCCCGCGGCATGGATCGTGTGTATCAGTTTCCAGCCTGGGAATTGGTGAGGGTCAGCCCCCGCAAGAAAGAGCGTGGATCGCCTGACAGCGGCTCCATGGGATGGGCGGAACGCTGGACCAAGGCGGGCGGTCAGCCGGTGAGCGTGGGCGCCAAGACGCTGATGATGGCGGCGAAGAGTGATCCCGTGTGGAAGGCCCTGGGTGATGGGGATCTCTTCCCCGATGCCTTGGATGTGGATCATCCACCGTTTGCATTCACCAGCGGGATGGGCTGGCGGGAGGTGCCCCGGGCGGAGTGGCTGGCGGCAAGCGGCGGAGTAAAAAGCGAAGAGTCAAAAGTAAAAAGTGGTGAGACTGAGACGGGTGAGGAAGAGGAGTCAACGAAAACGCAGAAGAGCCCGCCAAAGGTGGAGATCCCCGAGCCGGTGTTCAGCACCCGGGGGATGCCCGCTGACTTCAAGGCGGCGTTGATTGCCAAGCTGAAGGCGACGCCGGGCAAGCTGACGGACCGGGAGGCGGGTGAACTGGGCAACCAGGTGAAGCGCGAGATCGCGAGCAATGCGCGGGAGATGATGCTGTCCGTGATCAATGCCGTTGACCCGCCTGAAGGCGGAACTCCAACGATGAGGCGCGGCCTGCTGGCGGTGCTGGATGAGGTGGCAACCGGAGCGGTCGCCCTACAGGTGAATGCAAGGCGGGTGGATCTGCTGGCGGTGCTGGATGGGATGGAGGATGCAGCATGAAGATCGTCGCGACGTACACCAATGAAGCGACGCCACTGCTGGCGGCGCTGCTGCCAAAGCTGGAGGATCCCACCCAGCTGAACAAGCACATAGCCGGTGAGGCGGAGGTTCTGACCGCCAACCACTTGATCAATGTGAAGAGTGAGCACAAGACGGCGAGCCGTTTGGGTGCCACTCCCACCTACTACTTCCAGAACAAGTCGAGAGCGGTGGAGAGCTGGTATGATGAGACGTGTGCGGAGGTGGTGATCCCGACCGGGGAGGGTGCGATCAGCAACCTCTCCAAGTCGGTGGGCGGGTCTGCGGTGGGGAGCCGGGAGGCGTTCGCGCCAGCCTTTGGGGCAGTGAACATCGTGGCGATCAACTCACGGTATCTGACGATCCCCGCGGCGGCGGTGGCTTATGGTCGGCGGGCGGGTGAGTTCCCCCTGCTCCAGTTCATCCCCTTTGCCTCTGGAGCCAAGGCCCTGGCGATGGTGACGGGGAAGGGCAAAGAGCGTAAGACCGAGGTCTATTACTGGCTGAGGGAAGAGGTGAACCTCAAGGAGGACAAGACCATTCTGCCGACGGATGATGATTATGCAGCGGCGGCGGAACGTGGGGCGGAGAGCTTCATGAGTGAGATGATGGAGACAACAGCGGCGGAATGAGGAGGAACCGCTAATGGACACTAACGAAACGCTAACAGATGCACAGAAATTGAAGCGGTATGAACTGAGGCTGCGGGCCGCTGATGCGGTGATGAAGGCCATAGATGAAGCGATCAAGAACGGATCACTCAATCCACGGCACCCTATTGCAGACGCACGCCTAGACTTTGGGCAACCGCACATTTACGAGCACACGAAACGATGAACATTCTGCAACAACTGCAACTGGATGTGGGTGGGTACCTGGGGACGCTGGGGCAATACCAGTATGTGCCCATCACGGTGGTCCGCCCGCGTGATGCCGGGGCGGCCACACTGATACAGACAAACATCAACAATGCCCTGGCGGGGATGCTCAAGAAGAACGGCAAGGGAGGCATTGCGGCCATGGTGCTGATGCCCTCAGCCGGGGTGCCAGTGGACAAGGTGAAGGGCTTTCTTAGGATTGAGTTGACGGTGCGGATCATTGAGAACCCGCTGGTCAATGAGGGGGCCGAGGGAACGCATGTGCCCGCTGAGCAGCTCGCGCTAGATACTCTGATGTATCTGCATGGATGGGATGCGGGCCGGAAGCATGAGTTCCGCGGTGATGAGAGCAACGCGGTGAGGGCGGCCAATATCGTGGGCAAGGTGGCGTATGATGTCACGGTCTATTGCTACCATGGTGCAGACAATGCGCAGCAGGTTGCGGTGCCGGTGATGACGGTGGGCGGTGGCGACATCACGCTGACTTGTGCCGCGGCCAGCGCGGAGATCTGGTACACGCTCGATGGCAGCTTTCCCGGGCCATCCAATGCGGAGGCCGTGGAGTATGAGGCGGCCTTTGCAAGTGTGCCCGGGGCAGTGCTGCGGGCGGCGGCGTATAAGGGAGGCAATGCGCCGAGTGATGTGCTTGAAAGGATCTTGAGCTGAGGCAAGCGGAGCGCTTGCCCTACAGGTAAACAGGAGTATAGACAGAACAGCTTTTTGGCGGGACCGCGGGGTGGCAGGCAATTCACCCAACAACCCACTTAGAAGCTATGTCACTTGTAAATCGTACTGTCATTCTGGGGAGCCATGTATGGTTCGCCCGTGAAGGGGAAACGGAAGAAATCACCATGGTGGAGCACACCGTGGGTGTGGATTACAAACCTGCCACTGACTCTGAGCTGTATGAGGCCATGGGAGCTGTGGAAACCTTTGGTGTCACCAACAAGGCGGACGCTCTCGTGTTGAAGGCTCCACCGGTTGGCCGTGGTACCTACCGCCGCCGTAAGAGCATTCCGCTGAGTCAGGAGCTGACGCTCAAGGCCAAGCTGCAAGATGCCAACCAACTGGTGATGGAGTCCATCTTCCTACTGGCGGGTGCGATCACCATTGGCACGGCTCAACAGCCGCTGAAGCAGAGCAAGCCCATCACGGGATGGCTGAAGATTGAGCAACGTGATCAGACGGACACGCTGATCAACACCATGTTCCTCTGGGTGGAGATGATGGTGACGGAAGGCAAGAGCGCGGAGAAGGAGTACGCGTATGACGTCACCTGGGAGGTGCTGGACAGCGAGTTGAACACCTACAACCTCAATGCCCTCACTGCCAACTAAGGCGGCAGTCCTGGCAGAGCATCTGACTGATTCCGCCTAAAGGCGGTACTCCAACACTGAGACAGCAGGCGGAGCGCTTGCCCTAAAACACTGATATGATTGAGGTCCGGGAAAGCCCCCTGAAGATCACGCTGGGTGCCACCGTGCTGGTGGACTATGATGCTTGGTTTGAAGGTGGGCTTCCCAAGATCGATCAGACAGGTGAAGTGCAGGAGGTGAAGTATGTGAGGGCTGCGGGAGGCAAGACCTTTGACCGTGGCAACCGCATGCACTCCATCAGCTGGACCGTGATGCGGCTGCACGAGTCTCCCCAGGCGGCTGAGGCATTCCGGCTGCACACACTGGCCAGCCTGCCCACGGGTGGCGTGGATCTGATCATAGAGGTGATGGGGCACGAGGGGGAAATGGTGATCGCCTCTGCCACCATCACGGATGTGCAGACGGGGACTTATGAGCAGTGCTCACGCATCACGTATGCGTTGAAAGGCGGTGCGATCACAGGTGCCCCGCTGGCACTGATGGGAAGGGTGCTGACTGAGGAGGGGGACGGGCTGCTGACGGAAGATGGCAGCACGCTGATGATAGAGTGAGGCAAGGAAACAACAACACACAACCCAGATCGAAACATGATCATCTCAATAGGCGGAACAATCATCCATGATGACTGGAGTCAGGCGCTGGCCCTGCCAGCCTCTGGGCAACCGTGGCACCTGATCGTGCCAGCGGTGAAAGCATTCACCACCTTCCAAGGGCTGGCGGCATGGCTGGAGGAGGCGCGGGAGCTGTATCCGTCCACCGATATGGTGACGCTCCGGAGGGAGGCTCCCAACGGTGACTACGATGAACTGGAGCTGCACGCCATCAGTACCCTGACCACGGGAGAGCTGGATGGCCTGGCGCTGCATCTGACTTATGAGATCCGCGGGCTGCTGACGGGCACACGGGTGGGCAACATCCATGCGGTGACGACGGAGGGCGGCGTGCCGCTGAGCACGGAGGGCGGCAGCGTGGTGAGGCAGGAGCCGCAACTGTAGGAGCAATTTGGTCGGGGGGACGCGGAGTGACGCAGGCAAGCAACGAGCAAACCCAACCCAACAAAATGATATCCATGAAAGGACGTTTCAACCCCTTTGCAACGGCAGCGCTGATGCTGCTGGCGGCGGCTCCCCTGATGGGCCAGACCTCCGCGAAAATCACGGAACTGCCAGCGGCCAGCAGCCTGAGCGCCACGGATCTGGTGCTGACGGTGACGGACCCGAGCGGTACGCCGGTGACGAAATCTGCAACGGTGCAGAAGATCATTGATCTGCTGGGCAGCACCACGCTCACGCTGACCAACAAGACGATCAGCGGCAGCAGCAATACCATCACGGGTGTGCCGCAAAGTGGTGTGTCCAATCTGGTGAGCGACCTCGCGGGGAAACAGGCGGCGGACAACACGCTGGCGGCTCTGGCCGGGCTGACGACGGCGGCGGACAAGCTGCCCTACTTCACGGGCTCCGATGCGGCTGCTGTCACCGACTTCAGCGCCTTTGCGCGGACCCTCATGGATGATGCTGATGCCGCCACGGCCCGGGCCACGCTGGGCATCACCAGCCCCCAGGAGAGCCTGACGGCCGTCGTGGATGCCAGTGGCAACGACAGCACCGGGACCGTGGGTGACCCGAGCAAGCCGTACCTGACAATCCAAGCGGCACTGGATGACCTGCTTGCAGCGCCGTCCACCTATGAGCAGCGGACCGTCCGTGTGCGTACGCTGGCGGCATCAGAGGCGGTGACCATGGATGAAGACTTCAGGTATCTATTCTTCGACTTGCTGCCCGGATACAACAACATGGGCACCTTCTCATCACTCACAGTCAACTGGGACCCTGTAGGACTCCATACCTTGCAACTGTCGGTACGAGGCGAGATGGGAGACATCATTGCCAAGGGACATTATGTGTCCCTCAAGGGGGTGGGTGCGGCCACTGTGGGCGCGGTGGATGTGTCAGACAACAGCTTGACTGAATCCAACCCTGGAGCAGGCCTAAGCGTGGAAGGGCCAGTAACTTTTAACAGTGGTATCAATGGCATGGGAGCAGTTGGAGATATGTCCAATGCTGGCACCAATGGCAAGGCCGTGAGCTTTAACAATGGGAGCATGTTCATCGGTAGCTCCAACATCAACCTGGCTGGCGGTGGGAACGGTGGTGCGGGGGCTGGGAATGCTGGTGATCTCACCATCAGTGGCAATGCCCAAGTGGGGCCACAGAATGGCCAATTCGCTGTAAACAACCTCAACTGGAACACAGTCGCGAAGACAGGCATCGTGCAATACAACCGCACCAGTACCGACACTCTCACTGCCACATCCACCCAACTCGGTGGCTATGTCGAGCTGCCGATGCCGGGCGTCTATCTGTTGTTCGGAAACGTCAATCTCCAGTTCGCCGCTGCCACATTCTCCAGCTCGCGGACAATGACGTTCAGATTCCGCCGCATCAACAACACGGCGGCAGATGTGGGCGGCCCGTCTCTGACGCTGCCCACACAGATCACGAGCTCGCAGACCCGATCACTCGGCTCCTGCATGATGCCGCTGGGCATCTACGTCACGCCCCGCTCGGGTGATCGCATCGCCATCTTTGGCGATGTGTCTGTGGTGCCCAGTGCTGGCTCTGCCGATGTGGTGGGGCTGAGCATCACTTCATTCAAGGCTTCTTAATACGGCCATGGCAGACGCTGACAAAGAGATCAACATCAGGATCACCTCCACCGCTGACACTGCCCCCATCCAGGAGGCGGCAAAGGCGGTGGAGGAGGTGGCAGCGTCTGCCGATGCGCTGAGCGAGGAGGAAAAGCAGTTCTTCGGGCCGGAGTTCCTGGCCCGAATGAAGGAGGCGGAAGAGGCCGCCAAAGAAGTCAGTACCGCGGTGGAGGCGGTGGGGACCAGCATGGGGGACTCGCTGGCGGAGTTCGTGGGACCCCTGAGCAGTGAGATGCCCGCACTGGCGGAGGCTACAGAGTCCGTCGAAGAAGCTGCGGGCGGACTGGGGGACACGATGGCCGGTGCGCTGGGCTCAATCGTGAATGGGGGCAGTGAGGCGGTGGAGTCACTGAAGGGCATCACGAAAGGCGGCACCGATGCCAATGAGATCCTGGGGACCATGAACCTGGATCTGCTCACTGTCTTCCAGGCGGCGTGGGATGTGGGCACGCTGCTGGGGAAGACCTTGTTCAACACGCCGGACTGGGAGCAGCTCCAGAAGGACACTGACGCGGCGGCGGCGTCGTTTGCCAAAGTGCGTGATGCAGTGAGTGCACTGCACAAGCAGACTGAGGAGCACAATGAGGCTCTGCGGCAGCAGGATGCGCTGTATGATCGCATCACGAAGAAGCTGGAGCGAGTCGGTCAACTACGCGATCAGGAGGCAGCCAGGCGTAATGAGCTGGCGGATGCTGCGGCGGACCGGCAACGAGCGGAGATCGAAGCGGGTGGCGGGACTGAAGAGGAGAAACTCCGCAAGACCCAGGAGTTGGAGAAGCGAGAGCGGGCAAGGAAACAACAGGAGGCGCTGGACAACTACGCCCGCGATGAGAGCGAGCAAATACGCAAAGGGCGTGCTACCCAGGCGGAGATCCGGGAGCAGGAGGAGACGATCGCTAATGCCAAACGCCGTGAGGAGGCAGCGAGGCAGCGCCCGGCACTGGCCAATGAGGTGGGAGAAGCTGGGCGGGAGCGGCTCGCCGCGGCGGAGGCGTATCGGGACAATCCCAACTCTCAAGAGGCGCTAGACGCGCTGGATGCGGCCACTGAGAAATTCCGCGAGGCAAAGCAGAGGCTGGATGAATTCGACAAAGCTTACCCAAAGCTGGAGGGGTGGGCTGAGGAAGCGGCGAAGGGGCAGCAGGCGATTCAAGACGCCACCACGCGCATCAAGCAGCTGGAAGAGGAGTTTAAGAAACAACTCGATGAAGTGGACGCCATCCGGCGCGACCGGGAGACGGCCGAGAAGAAATTCGACATCACTGAGGGCACCCAGGACATCCGGGACGGCAAGGCTGTGACCGAAGCGCAAGAGCGAGCCAAGCAGCAGCAGGATCAAGAGAAGCAGAAAGCGGAGTCGGTGGCGGAGCGGGAGCGCAACAAGACGCGGCGCGAAGCTCAAGGGCAGGACAAGGCGGCAGACCGGGATCTGACGGAGAAGGTGGGCGATCTGGCCAAGGCGGCGAATGACAATACCGAGGCAGGCAAGGCGGCCAAGGAGCAGCTGGAAGCTGCGGCCAAAGCGCTGCGAGATGGAGCGGACAGCAAGGAGCTGGACGCTGTGGGCAAGCTGCTCACGGATGCGAGCCAGACGCAGGACCAGAATGCGCAGCGGCTGATCAAGGTGGCACAGTCAGCACTGGACAGAGCGAAGCAAACAGAGGCCCGGATCAAGGCACTGGAGGCGAAGGTGACGAGTCAGGAGTAACACGCGATGGCAACCTATCTGATCAACGGACAGAGCCCGGCATCACTGGGGGTGGAGCTGTGCAGACGTGTGCGGCGCAATCAGGCGATTGACACGGTGACGCTGCAAGTGACGACGGAGGAGGGCATCACGGGGGTGCTTCCCTTTGCCTATGATGATGAGGTGGTGATCACGCGGGACGGGGTGACGTGGTTCCGTGGCTGGGTGATGTCTCCCATCGTGGCTGGCCAGTCAGGTATGGAGGGCATGAGCATTGAGATTGGCGGGCCGTGGTGGCAGCTCATGCGGCTCACATACACCCAGCTCACCCTGCCGGTGGGGGGGGAAACAACCCCGCGATACACCTACGGAGCGACCACAAGCGGAGAGCGGCAGACCACACTGGAGATCATCAGCCAGGTGCTGGACTACGCCATTGCCAAAGGAGCAGTGATGCAGGTGGGGACGCTGGTGCTGGATGATGCGAAGCCGCCAAAGGCGGTGAAGCTGGACCGCCGGTGTGATGAGCTGGTGACCTCTGCTCTGGAGTGGCATCCTGATGTGATTGCATGGTTCGACTATGAGACGGACCCTCCCACCTTCCACCTCACCAAGCGGGGTGATACGGGGACTGTGCAAGTCCTCACTTGGGGGGATATCGAGCAGTGCTCACCCATGCCGCGCCCGGATCTGGTGACCTCTGGCGTGGTGATCCGCTACGAACGCGGAGGGCTGCAAGTGAGCGCGGGTGGCATGCGCCCGGCTCAACTGGTGGATGACTATCCTGATGGGGCGGACGCAACGGCGATGGATGCCATTGTGCAGACCATCACAGTGGGGCGCAATGATGTGGCGGTGCCAGGGCTGGCGGAGCGCCTGTTTGAATCGTACTCCGGGTTGATCTGGGAGGGGGGAATGGCGCTGGTGCAGGAGGATTGCAACACGGGATTGCGCCCCGGCATGAGTGTGAATGTGACGGGTGGACAAGTGGCCTGGGAGACGATGCAGGCGTTTATCCAGAGTGTGTCTGAGGATCTGATGTCTGGGCAGACCACGGTGGAGTTTGGCCTGCCACAATTCTGCGGGGCCAGGCCTCGCTTGTTTCACCTCACGCGCCGCCGCCATAACGACCAGGATAAGGATGCAGATGCTGCTGGTGAGGAGCGGCTGGAGGCTGCTGCGGTGGACCAAGCGCCATCCACGGCGCTCACACTGTATGCGACGGAGGTGACTGGTGGAGTGGCGAAACTGCGGGTGACGCCTGGTTTTGTGAGTACGTCTCTGTTTGGGGGTGAGGAAGACCAGATCCCGCCGACCCTGGATGACACGGAGCTGGATGCGGTGCCTGCGCCCTACATCACGCTGGGGGTGGGTGGCTCAGTGGATGTGTGGTTGAAGCTGGAACTGACGCCTACGATGACTGAGCACACCTTCACGGATGCCATGGGCACGGAGGTGGTGGAATGGCGGCCTACTGGGCCGTTTATCTTTGGGGCGCAAACTGAGATTGTCTCCGTGGAGCCAACACGGCAGGTGTGGGACCTCAACTTTATGACGGGAGAGGTGAATGAGCCGATGAAGCTGGGCTTGAGGATCGGCAGTGCCAACTGGCCCGGGGGCGCTGAGGCCCCGACTGTGAGCCCGGAGAACACGAGCAACATCGTGCTGGTGCTCTTCCCGCCCGGTGGGTTCGTCCAAGTGATGGCGTGATATGCTTCCGGAGCCGCAGATTGAGCAGATGACGGGCGTGCAGCTGATGCAGGCATTTGCCCCGCCGCCGCCCTTGTGCGTGCCGCTGGCCACTGAGGAGTGGCGCGGCCGGTACACGAGGATGACGTTTGCCTACCAGCTGCGCTCGTGGTCCGATGATGAGACGCCACCGGCGTGGGAGGATGAGGATGTGATCGTGACGGACATCTTTCCACTGACCGCCTTCCGGCTGGCGAGGTTGCTATGGCGGAAGTCCAAGAGCACGGAGGAGGCTTCGATTGTGACGGAGATCCGGAGGGAGCAGGTGCGGTGGCGCTGGATCTGGGAGGTGGACTCCTCCCCGATGGCATGGCGCATGGTGCACATCCGCTGGAGGCTGGAGGAGCGTTTGACGGTCAACGGGACGCCCAGCATAAGCTGGGGCGACCCCGAAGAGCACTGGTGGCAGGGTGAGGAGCCTGAGGGGTACGATGTGGGGGACTGGACCACATGGCCGGGCACGGAGATTGTGGAGACCCCTTTGCCTACGGTCCCAGAGCCCCCAGATCCAGCGGCGGGCATCAACAATACCCATGAGGGGCAGACGTTCACAGACTGGCTGTGGCCCCACCGTGACGTGCTGGCGCTGTATCCGGCCTATCCCTTTGATGGGGTGGAGTCGCAGTTTGCCCCAGGCTTCATTCCGGGAGCCTACGGGGCCGCGCATGAGTACGGGAGGCCCAAGAGCAATGGGGTGTTCTACGGGCGTCCACCGATGCCCCTGCCTTGA